AATTTAAACACATGGAGAACATACACGGTAAGGTCGGTGCAGTCGATCCATTTATCATTTCAGATTATAACTCTATTCCCACGGAGCACTGGCTATACAAGATAGCTGAGGAAGAGAAACCAGAGAACCACAGGTTTTGGGTTCAGCCGTCGGCACTACTTATGTGTTCCAAGCAACAGGGTTTTGTTAAGGATGCTGCCGACAACTGGTACAAGATAAATCCTTTTGCTGATAACCTCGAACATCTATCGGAGGATTACTATGTCGATCAAGTCCAGGGTGCTGACCCTGAATGGGTATCTGTTTTTGTTCTCAACAATTACGGGAACCTCAGGGGTGGAAAGCCAGTATACAAGATGTACGACGACAAAGTCCATTTTACGGATCAGCCATTCGAGATCTCCAAGGGCATCCCTATTGTTATTGGTATGGACACCGGGCTTACCCCAGCTGCTGCTTTCACTCAATTTACCAGTTCTGGACAGTTTGTCATCTTTGATGAATTGGTTACAGAAGATTGTTCCATCCATGAATTTGCATACGACGTACTTTGGCCTCATATCAGAAACAACTATAAAGGGTTCAAATTTGAGATCGTCCTTGATCCTGAAAATAAACGGGGTCAAACAGATAAGAAGACTGCTCGGGACATACTTATCAAAGCTGGCTTTCCTGTATCGTTAGGGAAGAGTAACAACCCGGCCCAACGGTTTGAGTCCGTTGTCTTCTTCCTTCGAAAGAAGGATGGTCTCGTATTAACATCCAAGTGCCCCAATCTCCGTAAAGGATTTCTGTCAGAGTTTAAATATGACAAGGTGTCCACCACGGTCAAGGGTACTACCTGGAAAGAGAAAGTAACAAAGAACATTTATTCACACGTGCACGAGGGTCTGCAATATGCTGCCATGGAATTTGTCCAGGGCAAGATCTTCCGTAAGAACGTAGCACGTAAACAAAAATACTCCCAGCCGGGATGTAAAGTGGCAGGGTACTAAGGATAAAATATGGCAACAGATATAAATGAAGAGAAGGAGATGTCAAAAACATTCGACCAGATAAAGGACGAACCGGCATCACAAGATCCTGAGACCGAGGCTGAGAAGGAAGCAATGAGTAAGGTTCGGGCTGCTACTCTTAGCCCGTATCAGACCACCCTTGGTACCATACTTGATTCTGAGTGGCATGAGGCTGAGAGTGCCAAGATCTTTTCGGAACGACGTATGATCAGGGATCTACGTCAGTACCGTGGTCAGTACGATCCTGAGGTGTTCAACAAGATACACCCCAACAGATCCAAGGCTTTTATCCGGTTGACTCGTACGAAGGTAAAGACCTTTGATGCCAGGATGATGGACATACAGTTCCCGGCCAACGACGATAAGAACTGGGTGATACAGACCACACCTGTACCAGAACTTGATGGCCCCGTGATGGAACAGATAGCCGTTCAGCTTATGGAAAACAACAACGGCAAGATTCCTACTGAGGACGAAATCAACGAGATTATATATAAGACTGCAGACAAAGCTGCCAAGGCCATGGAGAATGAAATTGCTGATCAGCTTGCAGAGTTTGACTATCGTGCAGTTATTAGGAACGTTGTTCACTCCGGTCATATATATGGTACCGGTGTTCTTAAGGGTCCTCTTGTAAAGGAAGTGACTTCGAAACGTTGGTACCGAGACAAGGCAGGTAGTTGGAAACAGCTTGTCATAAAACGTATTGTACCAACAGCTCAGTTCGTTCCCGTGTGGGATATCTATCCTGACATGAGTGTGAAGGAATTGAAAGAGGCACGGTATATTTGGCAAAAGCATTTATTCAGTAAGAACAATCTGTCCGTGCTGGGCAAACGTTCTGACTTCAACACCAAAGCAGTCGAAGCATTTATTGAAGTCTACCCCGATGGTAATGCTAACTATAAAAGTTATGAAGAGTTCCTCAGGGACATGTCCACGAACACTGCAGCCGACGGAGACAACACACCACCCAAACGTGAGAAGTATGAGCTTCACGAACGGTGGGGATTTCTCAAGGTTGAGGATGCAAAGGAAATAGCCCCCGACGTGACGGATGCTGTTTGGGATATGATGGGACCTGAGGTTGCTTGCAACACCTGGTCCTTGGACAACATTATAATCAAAGCAGTTATTAGCCCGGTTGAGGGTGCAACACTGCCGTACTACTTTTATTACTACGACAAAGATGAGACCAGCATATTCGGTGACGGTATCCCACAGATCATGAGAGATCCTCAGATGCTGTACAATGCATCAATAAGAGCAATGCTCGATAATGCTGCTATCAGTGCCGGTCCAATTATTGAAGCAAACATAGACCTTCTTGCCGACGGAGAAGATCCCTTGGAACTGTTCCCCTTCCGTGTATTCCAGAGAGTGGGCACAGGTATCGATGCAAGTCAGAAGGCTATCAATGTAACGAAGCTACCGAGTTATACCAACGAGTTCTTAGGACTCGTGGAGTTCTTCCAAGAGACGGCCGACGAGTCCACCACGATTCCAAGGTCATTGCATGGTTCACAACAGACCGGTGGTGCTAACCAAACTGCCACTGGTATGTCAATGCTTATTGGAGCTTCGAACATAACACTTAAAGATCAGGTTCAGTTCTTTGACGACGGTGTCACTAAACCATTTATGAAGTCCATGTACTTTTGGAACATGGAGTTTAACGGTAAGGAAAGCATTAAGGGTGACTTCAACATAGTGGCCCGGGGAACTAAATCACTCATTGCTAAGGAAGTCAAGATGGAGCAGATCAATCAGTTCCTCCAGATTACCCAAAATGATTCAGATCTTAAATACATTAAACGTGACATACTGCTTAGAGAACTTGCAGAAATATTCGACCTTGATCGTCTGGGCTTTGTCAGGTCAGAGGCTGAGGTTGCAAGTATCGATGCACAGAATGCTGAGCAACAAAAGCAGAATGACGATAAGATGCTAATCCTTGAAGCAATGAAGGCAGAGTCATCTGGTCACGTGCCCAATGCCGTTGAGAGAACAGCTCAATTGTTTAACATTCAATTACCGGGTGGAGCACCACCGGCTGAAAGTTCAACACAAGTAATGGAGAAACAAATTGGTTAAAACAAAACAACAAGAATTAATCGTTGCTATGAAACGAAACACTGACAATCAGTTCTTTCGTAACCTCACTGAGTACATTGAGTTGAGGATAAGTTTACAAAAGGACAGCCTTGTACGTGCCGAAGATGAAGCAGAGATTAAAAGAATACAGGGCAGGGTACTTGAGATGCAAGACTTTCTCAAGGCCCTAACCAGAAAGCCCGTTGGCCAGCAGGCCACTGGTGCTTTCAATTAGGGGGAGTGAGCCGGTGTATATGTGATCAAGCCCACGATAGAGGGAGACGAGATACATACCGTTACTCAAAACATAAATTTTAGAACAACAAGGGACATCCACAAGTGGACCCCGGGGAGGCACATATGACAACAGATACACCAGGAGTAGAATTGGATCAGTACCAGAAGGAAAAGGAAGAGTTTTCAGATGCAGTCGACGACGTCTTGAGTGCAGATGAAACAAAGACCGACGAGGAAATTATTGCAGAGATGGATAAGAAGAAAGCAGATAATTCGGATGTGGGTGGGGAACCCAAAAAAGATCCGGATGTACCTGCTGCCAAAGATCCAGAACCTGACGATAAATCCAAAGACGACGATCTAACCGGCCAGGGAGTTATCCCTGCTACCCAAGAGATTGAAGATCCTCCGATCACTGATGCCGATGGAACGAAAACGGTCGAGTCGTTAGAGGCCGAGTTAGCAAAGGAAAAGCAGAAGACCTCAAGTTGGAACGGCAGGATAACTGCTGCCAACACAAAGGCTAAAGAATTGGAAGAGAAGATTGCCACCATGGAGTCAGCAGCAACAAAGGCTGTGACCAAAGAGGCAGATACTTCCAACGATTCCGACAACGAAGTTCTTGAAAGATTCCGAACCGACTTCCCAGAGTTGGCAGGTGTCATTGACATATTGCAAAAACGTGTCGATGGTATAGCACCTGCAGTAGCTCCGGTCAAGGCTGATCCGGAACCTGACAGCACCAAGAGTGCTGCTGACGATACTGCCATAAAGCAGGAGTTAGAAGATCATGTGTCTGCTATCCGTAAGGTACACCCCGACTTATCAGAAATGGTAAACACCGGAGTATTGTTGACTTGGATTAACCAACAGCCCGAGTACATTCGTCCCAGCCTGGAGACCATATACCGAAACGGCAAACCCGAAGAGGTTATTAATATGGTCACAGAATTTAAAT